GTATTATACCCTAGCACCACCATGTAGTGCTTGGTTGTCTGATCCAGCAGCAGCAGTTCCAGCGACACCACCTGCGAGGGTAGCAGCACCGAATGAAGCGTTTGTGGCGGTTTCAGTCGTTTCAATGGTGTTCCCACCAAGACCTTCTTCCCTAGACACAAACAACTGTGTAGTTGCAGCATTAGTAGTAGCAGTCACAAGTTCGTGAGCAGCAGTACCAAGACCATACTCTGTTCCGGCAGTCGCACCAGCGTTTACAGCAAGCTTGATGTTATCAAGACTTATAGCAGCAGATCCACCGATAAGAACTTCGTCAGCAGCACCAGTAAGGGTAGTTTTCATTGTGTAAACTCTACCACCAATAGTAACTGTTTCACCGTCTGAGAATACACCTGTAGTAGTTAGCGTACCACTTGCAGCAGTACCACTAGCTGTACCAGCAGCTTTTTCTTCAAAGATCACTCTTTGTTCTAGTTTGCTATCGTTCGCATAGTTAGTAGGATCAATTCCCACGTTTCTTGCTCGGATATTAATGTCTGCTCTGGTACTCATTATTTCTTACCTTTCTTAGCAGGTGCTTTCTTCAGGTAAGGATCTTTAACTTCGTTAGTTACTTCAGTAACAGGTGCTCGCCACTCACCCCATTCAGAGGTAAACCAGCCAGCCTTTTCTTGTTCAGCACGTAACTTTTCTTCTTTTGTAAGCTTTGTTTCAGCCATGATAATTCTCCTTGTTTTATATACCGATACTCACACTAAAATTGGCTTTCTCTGGTTAGGGGGTTTTACAGATCCCCCAACTGGCTAGGGTTTCTAGCTATTTCGTTCTAGGTCAACGAATGCTGCTGATCGCTCAACTGCAAGACCGTAGATTGTGTGAAGCACTGACTTAACGCCAATGTAATCAACACTATCTTCCATTTTGTAGGTCGGCTTAAGCTGTAGAGCCAAGCTGATTGCAGACTTGTGGAAGAACAAGCTGTGTGTATTAGTAGTGTCATCAACCACGTTGTTAGACATGAAGATGTCAGTGTTATACACGTTTGCAAGTAGGTTGTCACTTCGGACAGCCGTACCCTTGTTACCTGTGTTGTCGTAGGTGTTGTACTTGTTTACGTTACGAAGGTCACTCATGACTTTCGCACCAACTATACCGGTACGCTCAGATTGAGGTACATCAGCAAGGTCAAGAGCCAAGACGATTGAAAGCATGTCAGCGTCATCAGTCGTTGTACCACCAGATACGTTAGTACCTGCGGAAGCGTGTAATGAAGCTAGGTCGTAGTCCATTGCTCGCTTAACGGTTTCTGTCTGTGCACCACGATATGCTTCTTGAACAGCATAATGTGACTGTACTTTTACAATGTCATCAATGATGAATGCAAGGTACTTGTGCTTGTTAATAGTAAGTTCAATCTCTGTTTCAGTTTCGTTGTCATACGTTACTGCTGTACCGGCTGCTTTATCCCTAGCACTGAAAGTTGATAGGAAAGGTATGTTTATTTTGTTACCACTGTCTGATACAAGTTCGTCACGTCGCAACACTCGGTCTGCGAAGTAAAGAGCCTTGTAAAATGGTTTTTCAATCTTGCGTGACCACTTCTCTGCAATGTATTTAGCAGCAGTAGTAGTTGTAATAGGACCTGTAGCCATTTTAATTCTCCTGTTTTGTTTTATATATTTTTTGTTTGCTTTTAATTAAGCTAATTTAATGATACCCATTTTACACGATTAATGCAAAACTACAAACCAAGCATTGCGTCAATTTGTCGGTCTATCTCGTCCTCATTAGCGTCAAGTTCTTCATCACTCATTCGTGATATGTCACCCGGCTTAAGAGTACCTAGACTTCTTCGTTTACCGCCTGATGGTCGTACACCTTGCTTCTTTCGCTGTTTGGTGATGTTATCCTTAGCTTTATCAACTTCTCCCTCTGCAAAATCTTCAGCCCAACCCTTCATACGCTTCACATAGTTTCGTGCAAACTTCTCATAAGATAAGTCAGTACGGTCTACGGTGACGTGTGATAGTACAAAGTTACCCTTGTTATCTACTAGCGTTCTACCGTTTTGGTCACGTTTAGGGTGTTGCTTAAACCCTACTAATTCAAGGTACATCTCGTTGACTTCACCAGCTTTGTCGGCGTCAAAATTATCATTCTTCTTGCCGTCCGGCGTGGTTTCGTTAAGGAATGACAAGTTAGGATCATAAGAAGTTATCTTGGCTTCGTTTGTAAGCTCAGACCAAAATTGTTCTTGACTTGCCTGTTCTTTAGCTGTTTGTGCACCTTTAGCAAAACTTACTGCACCAACACGTTTACGGTCATCTTCAAGTTCTTCTGGTTTGAACTCTTTATCATCACTATAGTTTAACGGCTGGTAATCAGGTATATCCTGCCTATCGTCACTAGATACCTTATCCTTGCGGATTGAAGCAATAAAATCTTCATTACGTTCTTGACGGCGTGCCTTCCGGCTTTTCTTAGGCTTGTCATCTTCTAAATCAGGATCGTCCTGTGCTTCAATGGGAACTTTCGGCTTTGGTTTATCTTCCTTATCAGGATCTTCTTCATCACCATCTTCTTCGTCATCAGCTTCATCATCAGACTTTTTATCGTCTTTGACTTCAGGCTTATCCTCATCTTCGTCCTCGTCATCTTCTTCATCATCATTTGAAGGTACATTACTAGCTTGACTAGCAACTATTTCTTCTCTCTGTTCTTTTTCTTCGTCAGTTTCGTCAAGATCTTCAATCATTGCTGCTGCAATAATCGGATCTAACTCTGGTTCATCTGTTCGTGGCATGGCGTTTACTCCTTCGTCCGTTTAGTAGGACATACACATTTCGTCCGTTTATTAGGCAGGACATACGCCTATAGAGATTTTAGCACCCTTATGTTAATTATACTATATCTTGACTAAAATAGGTTTACCATTTTTGTCCGTACCCTGAAGCCGTCTATAAACTCCCACGTTTTTACCATGTTCGTTTGGACCTGCAGTGCAGTATACGTATGGACCTTTTTGAAACCACTTATGAGTATGATCGTTATTACTCTTAATAATACTCTCAATGTTGTCCTCAGATACACCATGAGATTGACGCTTCGGTGGTGCTACACCTTTATAGCGATACCACTTATCGCCCGGATCACTGTACTTCATTCCAGCAAAGTCGGTCATTTTTGTGCGTCCGTCTGTACCCTAACCTGTAGCATTTCAATTTCGTCAATGATGACTGAAGCTATACCAGCCCACTCACCAGCTTTTTTAGGATCTTTTACAGCAAGTTCTTTCAATGTTTCACCGCCCGGCAAGTAGTGACGCCAGTATTCCTTACGGACTTCAAGGTAGTTATCTACTCCCTTATATTTACGTGACTTGCCTAACTTAGCAAAATCGCTAGGTTTTGGCATTACCTTCTTTTCCGGATCTTCTCTCGGTGGAAGAAACGGTGTTGGATCGTTAATTACTGTGTTCTTTGGTCCTGACATATTCGCCCTTTCGTTTAATTTACATTAGTCCAGCTTGCAACATTGCTTCATAAGCTTGCATTGCTATGTCTGGATCTGTGAATTGATATTCTCCCACCTGTACTGGTGCTTGTGCCGAAGCAGAAGCTATGATCTCCATTATTTGTGGATCAGGTTGTCCAGTTGGTCCTTGAGGTTGCCCTTGTGGTGGCATTCCTTGACCTTGAGGTGGCATAGGTTGTTGAGGTGGTTGCTGTGGCATTGGCTGTTGTGGTGGTTGCTGTGGCATTGGCTGTTGTGGTGGTTGCTGTGGCATTGGCTGTTGTGGTGCTGGTTGCCCCTGTGGTGCAGGTTGACCGGCTTGTGGTGGTCGTGGTTCTTCACCGCCCGGAGTTCCCGGCTGTTGTGGCATAGTGCTGTCAGTAAACATCTTAGCCATAAACGGTAGATCCATCATCTTACCCATTTCACCAAATACAAACTCCCAATCAGGCACTTTTCCGGTGCTCTCTTTGTACTGGTCTAGTGCGTTCGGCATTTTACCAACTAATAGCCAGAACTGTTGCATTGCTTCAAGTTGCTGTTCACGTGTCTGTTTAGCGGTAGAGTTAGCTTTAAGTTCAAACTTAGCAGTAATATCTTCAAATGCGGAAGGCTTAATCTTGACTTTCATCTGATTGCCACTCTCACTCATAGTTATTTTAGCGTTTCCATTCTGTTTCCAGTGCTTGAACATATCACCAAGATCATCATGTCCACTTTCCATAATTTCCTGTATTTCCTTAGAAAACATTTCTACTGGTATATCTTCAGTGATAGTAGGAAGGATTGAATACATACCGTCAATAAGTTCAGCCATAGCACGTTCTAGCATACCTCTGTCAAAGTTATCTCTAGTACCTTCACGTTCTTTAATCTGTTTAAGTGCTTCTGGTGTTTTACCAAAGCCCGGATCTGTAGAGTTTTCACGATTAGCCCTAGTATCAGTTGTTCCGGCAATAGACTGGATTGCCCCTTTAGCCATACCTTTTGCAGCTTGGTAAGTAGATAGTCCGGCGGTGGAAGTTTCAAGTCGTTTAGCGTCTGGTGAGCCGTTGAACTCCATGACTGTGCCGGGGTCTTGGTTAATAGTGTGACGAACAGCAGTTTGCATGTTTATCATCAATGCAGGGAATAAGTTGACCTTAATACCCTGAAAGTAGAAGTTATCCAGTCCATCATTAGCAAATTGCATTGGCATACTTCGTTGGAAGTCACCGTTACCATAAAAGCTATCAAGCTTCGGAATACAGCGTTTAATGACAAATGGAATACGTGAGTTCTTGTGGGGGTTCTTAATTGAGCGTATAACTCTACAGCCATACTCAGGTAAGAAGGTTATCCAGCGTCCATCTTTGCCAGCTTCGTATCGTGTAGCGACAATAGTTTTACGTGTGGATTGCTTCATTCTCTTGCGGTAGGCTAGAGTATCACGCTTCGGATCACTCTCTTTGGCAGCGTTCTTAATCTGAACAATTACAGACTGGATTGCTTCTTTATCAAAATCATCTTCATCTTCGTCATCAAGAATATCCTGAAACCAGCTAGATGACTTTTCAGCTAAACCATGCACATGGTCCATATCAGTAATAGAGGTGAAGCCACTCTGAGGTATAAACATTCTAGGTGACCACAACCAGCAGTCCGGTCCTACATATCCAGTAGTTTCGTTGACGTTAATATCATAGTGCATAGGCATGTAGTTGTATTGGCTTGAGCCATACTGCCAGATAAACATTTTAGTCAGGAAGTCAAACTGTGCATTGGCGTTAGGATAGATCCATTTAGTACGGAGTAAATCCAAGAACATACCCTTGCCATAGTCCTTCTTGCCAAGTGCCATTGTTTCACCTTCGGGAAGTTGTCCTGCTACTCTAGCTGCACGCTCTAGGTAGATGGTGGCTGTCATATTATCAGTTAGTCCGTTGCCGGTCTTACGACTTACTGGATCGTAGGTTTTACCCATATCCATAGCTTCATAAGCGTCATAATCTTCAATAGCACCGTCATGTTGGTCAAGATCTTCAGCATAATCTCTATACAACATTTTCTCTTGGGGGTTCATGTTAGTCATTTCTTCTAGTGTTTTACTCATTTTTGTTTCTCCTTAATTCATCATGCCGTAGCTGTTAAATGTTGGCTTTTTGTAATTAGCTTTTTTCTTTTCTGGTAATCCATACTTCAAGTATAACTTAAGATACCGCAATCCGTCAGCATGGTCATCATTTTTCTTGACAGGAAGCTCTGAAGGTGCTCGCTCGCTTTCCTTCTTAGCTTCAGGATACTTGTAGTTTTCCATATCGTATATAGTCATCTTACAGTTTTCGGTGAAGTAAATATCCGGTTCAGGCAGTCCACTCATCTGCACTTTAGGCTTCACCATGCCACCAAACAACTGAATACCGTCTGGTACTGAGTTCTGGCGTTTCGGTGCTGGAATGATAGGAATAATCTGCTTAAAAGCTTCGGGGGCTTTATTCATCACTCTATCTATAAGGTCAGGACGTGCACTATCGCACACAATACCTGTGATCTTTCTCTCACCAACCTTCATCTTAATCAGTGGTAAAAGTTCTTCAATATCTTTGTAGTATTCGCGCACTTCATCAGTTACAAACCACTTACCATGATTATCTATCTCAACTATATTAATAGCAGTCGGGTGTCCTTCACTCCAACCAAAATCCCATGTGACATATAATGTGCCGTACTCTGGTATCTTACTGGAAGTCGGGCTAATAACATGAGTTTCACGCTTAAACCATTTGTAAACTGCACCGGCGGTAGAAGTAAACTTAAGTTCAACCTCTCGCTCAAAGCTATCAAGTTCACCTCTGGCAATGGCTTCTTCTTTTTCACGCTCGTACCACTCCTGCGGTGATGGCAAGATGGCTGGATTATCATAATATTTAGCTTCCAAGTAGAAGTAACGTGTGGCTTTTTCTTGTTTAGCGTACTCAAGAAGTTCCCACCAGTGATTATACCCTTTAGCAGTACCCATAAATGCAGCCCAACCTAGAGTAGTAGTCAAGAAGTACTTGTAGACATCAGCAAAGTTGTTCGGATCTTGGTCTTGGTACTCATCAAAGATCATTCCATTAGACTTCAAACCTCTGTCATCATCAGCGTAGTCTGAGCCAAGTAACTGAATAGTAGAGCGTTGCATTTGGGAGTTGTGCTTTATCGCTTGCCAGCCAAGTCCGGGCATATTGAATGCACCTTTTATATAATTCAGAGTAATCAGAAGTTCAGTGTCGTTAGTTTCATACACCATATCTTCAGGGATAGTGTGTTTGTACTGACGCCACATAACTTTCTTGGCGTGTTTATGCGTGTTGAAAATAATATGATATGCACCCTGCTTATAAGTAGCAGCCATTTCAAGGTGTTTTACACTCCAAAGTGACTTACCAACTTGCCTTCCCCAAAACAAGGTTGCACGATCATAACCATCAACCAACAGAGCCTTATGTGCCATCTGCTGTTTTTTATGTGGCTTATAGACAAAACCGCCTTCAGCCATTTTCTAAACTCCGGGTACGTCTACTCCGCCAACCCCTGCTTGTGATTGTAGTGATGAAGATTGTGACTGAGCACTTGCCTTATCAATAAGACTTTCAGTGTCAAATACTTCAACAACCTTACCATCAATAACTTGTGTCGTAGGACGTTTGCGGTGAGTTTCTATTTTTGCTGGTCTGAACAAATCAAGTAGCCACTGTTGCATTCGCCAGTAACGTACTTCGTCCATAATCTCTGTCATATTATCTTCGCCTTCACCAAACTTTTCTACTAGGTTAAGCCGGACTGCTGCAACTCTGGTAGTCATCTGATCTTCGTGCAACATATTACGTGCAACTAAAGCAGCAGATCCAGTAGCTTCGCCGTCCTCGTTGTACAATCGCCTAAATAATTCTAGGGTAAAGCGTGGCTCTGAGAAGGCTACACCATTACGTTCGTATTCAACTCCGTCAACAGTCCACTTAAAAATATAGTTCTGCTTCATAGCAAAACGTGCGAGTGATGGCTCGTCCAATAATCGTGCTGTTGGATCAGGGTAATAACTCTTTTCCACTGGATATTTATTAATCACACCCTGTACACCTTGAACTCCTACTGAAGCAGATGGTGTAATACGGTTAATTTCATCAAGCTTCTCTTCCGGCGTGGCTGTTGCAACCTGCGGATTAGTCTGTTGAAGTGCCTGTACTGTAGCCATAATAGTAGCAATAAGATTAGGGTCAATCTGTGGTGCTGCTGGTAATGATGGTGAACTTGGCTTATCTTCTATCGCTGGTGCAGTTTCGGCGTCATCAGATACTTCTGGTGCTTGAAAGCCTTTAGTTTCAGCAGTTTTCTTAGCTTCTTCGGCTGCTTTTTTTTCTTTAACTTCGGTAGGCGTAAAATCATCATCAGTTTTGCCCTTATTTCTTAATCGTTCATCATTTGCTAGTTGTTTTGCGGTTCGTGGCTTTTTAGCCATAAGATCATCTCCTTTTTTGTTAAATAGTTTTTCTGTTTTGAAGATGTTTGTGTTTATTGAATAATACCACAAACACTTGCTTTAATATAAACTGTGCTTCTTGTTTTGCTTGGCACGCTTCTTCTCTATATTTTTCAAAGCCTTGATACTGTTCTGGCGTGCATTGTATTCAGCAACAGCCATTCTGCCTTCAAGTTCAGCATATTCCTTCTCTTTATTCTTCCACTTGCGTTTACCGCCAAGTTTCCGGCGTTTCTTAGTTGGTGACTTCTCGCCGTAAGTACCACGAATAGCCCTGCGAGTTCTAGCATTCCTTAAACTTACCTGTTCCATTTCCTCTAAAACTAATGCGTCCTCTACATCTATAGTTTTCATTATTGCCCCATGCTCATTAAGCCAGTTAATTGTTCTTGAGTTAATTGCTCGTCCACGATTGCACCACCAACAGATATTGCTACCATTGCTTGAGTAAATGCGTTTCGCACGACTTCTTTGGCAACCTTGACTGGATCAATAATACCTTCGTCAATCATAGTGATATGGTCACCAGTAAGTACGTTTATACCTTCACCTTCCTTCAGCATTGCACGCTCGTCACCGTCTATAGATGAGTTTTCAAGTAAGATGGCTTCCGGCATACAAAGTGCAGTTCTAACCAATGTTTCAACCTGTTCTTCGCCTTCAATCGTTCTACCAATATCTCGGAGTGTGACGCCACCGCCAGCGACAATTCCATCTTTTAGTGCAGCTTTTACTGAAAATACAGCGTCATCAATGCGATACTTCTTTTCCTCTACTTCAGTTTCGGTAGCACCACCAACTCGGATAATTCCAACCTTGCCTTCTAGTTTAGCAATACGCTGTTCCAGTTCCTCTTTTTCGTCAATCTTAGCTTTCTTAAAGCGTTTTTTAAGTTTTTCAACTCTATCAGTAACACTCCCTTGACCATTGATGATAATTGTTTCATCAAAGCCTACTTCAATCTTCTCAGCAGCACCAAGAGTGTTAAATCCTAGCTGGTCTTGCCAGTTCGGTACAGTTGGATCAATCAAGCTTGCACCGGTAATAGTGGCAATATCCTTAAGATTGTCAGCCTTGTTCTCCCCATGTCCGGGTGCTTTCACAGCCACTACGTTCAGTGAACCTTTAGCCTTATTAAGAATTAAGCTGTTTAATGCGTCAGCTTCAATGTTTTCCGCAATCACTAGCACGTTATGGATCTTGTTCTCAAATAGCGGATCAAACACGCCACGATAATCTTCAAGCTCGGTGATTGTGCCTTTAATGACAATAATCGCCGGAGTTTTCAGAGTTACAGAGCGTGTGTCGTTAGCGAAGTACGGTGACATATAACCTCTATCAAATGAGTAGCCTTCCACGACTTCTTTGGTGGTGGTCAGGTTTTTAGTCTGTTCTACCGCTACCGCACCATCAAATCCAACTTCACTGAGTAGATCAGCCACTAACTCACCAAGTACAGCGTCACCAACTGATACAGTGGCAACATTCTTAACATCTTCGTGATTAGCTTCAATCTTCTTAGCTTTCTGGTCAATCTTCTCAAGTAAGCCGGGCAAGATAGCTTCCAACTCTCTTTTAATCATCATAGGGTTTTCACCCTTCTCAACCAACTCATCAGCTAATTTAATCAGGTAGTAAGTCAGTACGGTGACTGAGGTAGTACCGTCACCAACTTCGTCCATTTTCCGGGAAGCTTCCTTGACAAGTTCCACTCCAATACTTCGGGGATCGTCTTTTAACTGAATAGACTTGGCAACAGTCACGCCGTCATGGGTGACAGTAAACTTACCAAACTTATCCTTAATCAGCACATTCCTACCTTTTGGTCCTAGAGTAGTTTTAACTGGCTCATATATAAGTTCAGCCCCCTCTAGTACATTCTTTCGTGCTTCAGTGTCTTTGTAGATATTCATTTTTTATTCCTCTCTTGATACGTTAATATTTTTCCTAGTGGTATGTTTATCTGAAGATAGCGATACCAACAATGATCCTTTTCAGACCAATTATATTTAGAATACTCAAACCATTTTTTCATTCAGCGTCCTTACTCTCGCCGGAGATACTATTAATCCACTCGTCCTCATTCCATTGCCAGTGCTGGCAAGGCTTTTTAAGCGTGCAACATTTAGGTAAAGACACACCAGCTTCCACCGCCACATCAAACTCATCAGTATTAGCCATAGCGTTTAACTCACCACCAAAAAACCTATTCTCACCAACTGGTGTACTCGCAAACACGATAGTCTTTTTGCCGTCAGGCAAAGCGATATTTTTTATATCAGGACGTATATTGCTACTTATCTCAGTAGTATCTAATTCAACTACTGGCACTTTATCGTGGGGGGTAAGCCGAAGCATGTACACCTTATCGTGTCTTTTAATAAATACTGGCATAGTATCAGCCACATCAAATGCTTCCCTCATACCACGCCTGAACTCTGCAATGTTATATATCATGTACACAATGTACACTATGTACAAAATGTACACAACCCTTATGTACATAAAAATTAAAAAAATACCTTACGTGTAGTAGTGGACGTGTGACTAGATACTCTCCTACGTTCACACATATATATATAGATTTACACAGTGTCTTGAGAACTAACAGAGGTGGGGGGGGGTAGGCATTTGTATTTATTTTTCTTTGGTTGGCTCATCTTCTAACTGTTCTAATATCTCTGCTGGTACTTCTTCATTATTGCCTGATAAGTCGTAATTAACAGATACAAACACACCACTATGTTGTACTTTCTGAGTAGCTTTTCCGTTAGCGTGGTCGTACATAAACATAGCCACGTCTGCAACTTTACTACCTTTTGCCATGCTGTCATCATCTGTTAGTATCTGTTCAATTCTATCTTCTGCGAGCCTTGCCATGTGTGCTGTACGCTGTTGATAGGTTGTTACCTCTGTTGATATGTTTGCATTTGCGTATAAGTCACTTGCATATCTTCTGATTGTATAATCTGCTTTACGTTCACACTTTTCAGGGTAAGACTTCCTGAATGCTGAAGTAAGTGATAACCCTCTAGCTATCAAATGGCTAAAAGATAATTCTTGTGCTGTTAGTGGTCTATCGTCTATCTTTTGTAAGTCTTTCATATACTTATAATAGCATTCTTGTAATGGCTGGATAAGTAGGTTTGGTTTAACTTCGCACGCCGGAATTGTGCATTGTATGCATAGATTGACATAATAAAGATTATTACAGATGAATATATATATTAATGCATAAAGTACTTGACATAATAGAATATGTTTGATACAATGATACTGTAAACAACTAAAGAAAGGAACTAAGATGACACACGTAAGATTGACAAGCAGAAATACAGGCGAAAAGGTAATACTAAAAGCCAATACATCA